CAGCACTTGAACCCTCCAGCATATCCTTGTCGCAGGTCAGCCTTATGCGTGTAATGATTGATAAGAATTCCTTGTGATGGTCGCTATCTCCATTTCGATACTGCGATAGGTTATGGCAAACGCCATTTTCTGCAAGGTATCCCTCAAAGCCCCGAAAGGTAATCGGACGCTCTTTATCCCTGTAAACCATGTTCCCATCCTTGCCGACATAGTCCTGCACCCGGTAAGGGTTGGCCTTATTCTCGGCTCGGTATCGTTCAAACGCCTCCCATAGTTCTTCGGGGGTATTCCAAATTGGGGGTCGGCCTGCCATCAGTATTCGATTTTGTCGATTAGGTCGCTAATCTTGTTTACGATTTTCATTTTCACTTCGTACTGGTTCGGGGCATTGGAATCATCCACCGCTCCTATGCAGTCGCAGAGGGTCGTTATCACCATCATAAGCGAATCCATCCGAGCCTGCACCTGTGCCTCGTCATCCTTCGCCTTCGAGTTCGCCAAGTTCTCGGAGTTTATTTCTTGACCATGATAAAGCCGACTTGCCACCCCACAACAAGTACGAGATGTAACCGCAGTCGGAGGTGTCGTCTGCGTTGTCGTAGTAGGTTTCTGCACGGGATAGGTAGGAGTGCATCCGCTTGATGGTTTCAACCGAGATGGCTTCCCCGTTGGCTAACTGCTGCGCCCGGACCTTGCCCGTCTGCGTCGCACACTTGTTGCCGTTCCGCTCGTTAAGTTCTATCCCTCGCTTGGCATTGTTCCTGATGCCTTCCCCATAGTCCGCATATGACTCGAACTGCTGCCTTTTGTGATTCTCCCACGTTGAGCCGCAAACGGCCAATCGTTGAGCCGTATCAGGGAACTCCGTGTTGACGCTGTTGTTGGACATACAACGACCGATGAAGCCTTCTCTTGACTCGTTATTGTTCGGGATTGGCAGGGGCATTCAGGGAGTGGGTTATGGTGTTTTGATTGGCTTCGGCAAACAAGTCCGCTTGAAGGTAAATGTATTGGAGAGCCGATTTTACGCAGTCTGCGCACCACCAATTCGTGGGCGGTCGTCCGTGAGCGGTCAGGATGGCTTGCAGTTCCCCAACCGCATCGGGTGGTAAGCGCATGGTCAGCGATGCCACATATTGGTCCCAATACTTGCGATGCTTTTGAGCAATTACGAACTGGTCGTTGGTCATTTGAAGGTCCATTCTCGGATGATTATTGCGGTGGCAGATGAGGCAAGACCGAGGATTGGGGCCAAGTACCATTGGCACGTTGGCAGGGTCAGGGCAACCCCAAGCCAAAACCCGAAGCAGGTCATGCACGAAAACGGCTTCCGCTTCGCAAAGGGCAAAGCGTAGAACCACGAAGGCAGGACCCGGAACTCCACGACCGCAAGGGTCGCAAGCGCACTAATCAGGATGGGATAGACCAGTATATCCATTGGACTCGATTGCGGTTTTGATTTTGGCCTTGGCCTGTTCGATGGAGTAGATGATGCTACGGTACGGGATGCCCGTTTCTCGGCTCATCGCCTTCATGTTGCCGGTCTGCATGAGCAGGTTCAGCAGTTCTTTGTCGTACGGGAACGCTCCGTCCTTGGCCCAAGAGTCCATCTCTTGCTGGGCAATGGCCCAAAGGTCGTCGAGCAGGGAGTCGTAGTCCTTGCTTAGTTCTTGGGTTTCGGGGTCAACCTCGACTCGCTCGTCGTGGTGTCGGTACTTCTTTGCGAATTGGTTGTTGTTTCCCCGGTACAGGTTCATTATCAGCCGAACGATGTAGAACCGCAGGTAGCCTTGGACCTGCATCTTGGTAATCTTGTCGGGGTCTTTTTCGAGCAGGATCAGGACGACCTCTTGTTCGAGGTCCTTCCAAAGCGGATTGCCCCCCGTAATGGTGAGGCAAGCCTTGCGGATTTCTCCGCTTCGATAAAGGTCAAGGACGATGCTCTCTGCGTTCACTCACGCAAAGATGGAGGGGGTTCTCGCTAATGTTGCAAAAAATCCCGTGTCCTGTTCAAAACTTGTGTACGAAGAAACTTGATGTCCGGCCTTGCTCTCATGTTTTTGGCAAGGATTTCGAGGTTGTGCATGACCGTTGCGTGGTTCCTCTTGATGATACGCCCGATTTGGCAGTAGGTGTAGAGGTATTCCGAGTAGGCGATGTCTGCGAAGATGCTGCGAGCAAGGACCAGTTCTTGGGTCTTGACTTCGCTCAAGATGTCATCGGGGCTGACTCCGACGACCTCTGCGGTATATCCGAGGATGGTGCGTGAGATTAGGTCCATGTTAGAACGGGTTAGGGGGTAGGGGCATCCAATGGCTCACTTCGATTAGGAACCACGTTTGATGCTCGTAGTACCAACGTCCGTCGCCAAGCCATGCGTAGGCTTGGTTCATGTCGGTCGTAAAAATCAGGACTGGCTCGTAAGGTGTCGGCATCCGGTCCAAGCATTTAATCCATTCCATGACTAAGCGTTTTTGGCTTGGAGGATACGACCGAGCAGGGTCCAGTTCACGGACCACGCCTTGATGGTTTCGGATTTGTCGGGTCGGTTGCAGTTGACGCACTCCTTACGGATATGCAGTTGCCAGCGTCGGAAATCGGTTGGTGTGGTTTTCATGGGGTTGGGGTTTGGTTGGTAAGGTTAGAGGCTGACTGTAATATTATTTTTGTTTTGATTTTAATTCATTAAAATAATATCTCTCGGCTTCTTCTTTTGTGAATGATGGCAACTTTTTAGCCTCCTTCTCTTTATCATAATCCGATTTCTCAAAAAAGCAACCTATTACATAAATTGTCACAATTGTTAATATTACTTCCATAGTTTTAGGGGTTTGGTTGGTAAGGTTATAGGCTGACGCTGGGGGAGGTTTGGTAAGACCAGAGGCTGACGGTTATCGATTGCGTATAGTTTTTGGGTTTTTATATGCACTATACCCGATTGGGTATTAAACGTGGGTTTTTCTATACATTATACCCGATTGGGTATTAAATGTGGGTTCGGGTTTCTGAATCCCAAATGGCACTCCATTTGAAGTCCTTCCAGCTGTCCTTCCATATAGATTTAAACTTTTCTATGATTTTTGCTTCAAAACTTCTTGCCTCTTCCAAGGTGTCAAAGTCCTCCTGAAAATCATTCATCCCTCCCTCAGGATAATAGGCATCACCTGCAAATACTAAGAATCGTTTCATAGGCTTAAGGTTTGAAATAGTTTGTACGCACCACACGAATCGGTCAGGGTCTTGACTTGAGGCCCGAATCCGTTGGAGCGGGATAGCACGTACTCGCAGGCGTTACCCTTGGCCCGCACCTCAATCACCCTCCAAGGGCGGTCGTTGGTGCAAGCGGTCAGCAGGAGCAGTAGTAGCAGTCGGGCCATGGAACAAATCTACACAACTATTCCACACTTGCAACCTAACAGGTAGGGTTTTCTTCCAATTCTCTTACGAAGGCTTTGAGAATCTTAATCAAGCCATCCCTTTCGTCGTCGCCTCGGAAAACGATTTCAATCTTTTTTACTGGCTCAACCCTTGATGTGTCATCGTTCACATAGCATTCCATTGATGTTGACGCCATATCTTGAAAGGTCATAGCCACATATCCTCCGTGTCCTGCGTCGCCTCCTTGAAAGCCAGTATGCTCAAGCGTTGCGTTAATGATGCAAAGGCCGTTGTGTTCTAAAATTAATTTTCTCATGTTTTGGGGGTTTATTTGTTTGGTTTAATTGGTTGTAATTACTTTTTAAATTTATCTAAATCTTTGACTGGAAGGTTCCAGCAATCGGCTTTAAAAACCCATCCATTACCACTAATATCGGGGCTTCCTTTTTTATTAAATTGAGCGTTCTTGAAAAAATCATCCTTTGATTTATAGCCCAATAAAAACCCGGTTCGCATATCTTCTAAGACCCTAACAAAAAAGTATAAATCGCACCTTTGGTTAATATTATGGTTAGAAATACTGCACAAAAAATGCTCTTGAGGATAAACGTTTGTGCTTTTGGTTTTTATTTCAACCTTAAATTCATTGATTATTAGGTCGTATTCATATTTATCTTTTCCAATAATTTTGTTATTTACGTCAAAATCTTTGTTTTTGTAATAATCAAAAACAATTATTTCACCAATAGCCCCATATTTATTTCCTTCTCCTTCTGTAAACGACCCATTAAGTTTGTCAAAAGAATACAATTCTTTGGCTCTTTCCCTTTGTTCGTTTGTGATTGGGATAATTATCATGTTTTCATAATTAAGTTTTGAAAATCCTCTACGCTTCGGATTACCTCGTATCGGTAGCCTGCCTCTTGGACCACCCCCTGCCACCACTTTTGCGAGAGGGACTGCTTGCCTTTATTGGCTTTGAACTCAAGAAAGATAGCCCCTTTGTCCGATAGGTAGGTCATGTCTGCAACCCCAGCGGTCAGGCCGATGCCCTTGAGAAAATGACCGTTGGTTCGGCTTCGTGGGTTGTTGAGGTTCAGGAACAACCGCCCTTCTTCGTGGGGCTTTAGGAGTTTGAACAACTTGACGCAGGCTGCTTGCAGAGTATATTCCGGGGTCATTAGCACATACAATTAAAGTCTTCTTGGTCAAAATCAAATTCCATGGGGGTTCCTTGCTGGGCCATCTTTACATAGTCGTGGATTGACTTGTTGCCCCTAAAACTCGTATGGCCGTATTTCTGCTCATGCTTGGCCCACCAGTCCACGAATCGGGTTCCATGTTGAATTGTTTCAACGATGTTCCTATCGGATTTCTTCCAGCAAAGTTCGCAATTGCCAAATTTGGAATGGATACCCAATTCAAAGGGTTGTTTCTGCCACCACTCCGTAAGTTCACGCTGGCCGATTGGTTTCTCAAAGTCGGTTAGTAGCGGATAGATTCGCTTGTCCTCTGCTTTGATTTCGGGCCAAGAGATTCGTTTGGGCATATCCTCGGCTCGGAACCCAACGCTTGTTACAAAGTCTTTAGTCTTAAAATAGTCTTTTGCAAACTTTTGGATGGGACTTGTTTTCATCCTACTGGAGCAATAGGGTACGTTTGAATGAGGCAATCCTTCATATTCGCCTTTATTCATGTGCATAATCGCCCCATCAAATGGCTCTGCATTCATTGCAAGTTCGTCCCATTGTACAACCTTGTAACCCACTCCAACACCCATCGTTTCGGAATAAACGCCTTCAACCTTCACGATGTTGATGCCCCAATGCTTCTCGCAGTTTTTGAGAAACTCAATCGTTTCGGGTCGTTCCATCCCTGTATTCGCAAACACAAAGACCTTGTTGTCGTCCTTGTATTTCGGATGCGTGTGCAGATGGTAGGACATCATTGCCGAAGAACGGCCACCGCTGATTGAGGCGAGAATGTTCATAGGGGATACTCGTTTGCTTTGGTGTAAGGGAGTTGGCATTGGACTTGGGCGATTCCAAGGCTACCGTTCCGGTTCTTTCGGAAGATGACCTCCATGAGGTCCTGCTCTGCGTTCTTATCGTGTTCGTAGGGCCTGTAAACAAAAGCGATTTTGTCGGCATCAAACTCCAGTTGCCCAGTTTCCCGAAGGTCAGACATGATGGGGCGATGGTCGGCCCTGCCTTCGGTTGCCCTTGAGAGCGAAGAAACCACGACCCCGAACACCTTTTGCCTCTTGCAGATTGCTTTCAGTTGCTTGCTGATGTTGGTCATCTGCTCAATCTTGGGCTTGGGCTTGTCAATCTTGGCAGGCTCCACGAGTTGCAGGTAGTCAAGGTAAAACCCAACGATTCCGAACTTGGCCTTGAGTTTAGCGATTTCGCCCTCGATGCGGTCAAGGTTTGCTTGGTGCAGGTCCACGATATACAGTGGCTTGCCTTTGAGTTGGTCGGCTTTTTGTGCCAAGGTCAGGAACTGCTCCGTAGTGATTCGCTCGTCAGGTTTGAGGAATGCAGAGCCGTCCATGGTTCCAAGGTTCGAGAGCATCCGCTGGGTCAGTTGGTCTGCTGACATCTCCATCGTGAAGAACACGACGGGAATCTCGGCCATGGCTTGGTTCATTGCTATTTGGAGAGCGAGCAGTGTCTTACCCATCGCAGGACGACCACCTACGAGGATGAACTCGGAGGGCTTGAACCCGGTGCAGATGTTGTCAAGCGGTCGGATAAAGGTTTGGTAGATTTGGTCCTTGCGTCTGCCTTCCCGGACCTCGTTCATGTTGACGAGAAAGTCCTTGGCAAGTTCGTGGGCCGAGGATTCGGAGGCGTTGGATTCAACGGCTTGGATGGACTGATAGCGTTGGAAGGCTTTGGGGATGTCCCTATCGTGAGCCAGTTCTTCCATGATTCTCGCCTCTTCCCTCTCTTTCCAAAGGTCGTGCAGGTCGGAGGCGTAGGTCTTCCAGTTGCTGACAAGCCCCGCTTCGGGGTCGATGCCTTCCAGCAGGACATGGGCTTGGCCTTGGTCTGCAAGGTACTTGTAGATGGTAACGATGTCAATCTCTCGCTCTGCTTTGTGGAGGGACTCGATGGCCCGGTACAGGAGGACGTTGTTGCCTGTGAACAGGCGTTCCGGGATTTGGGTTAGGAGGACGGTTCGGTTTACGAACTTGTCCATAAGGCAGCCGAGCAGTTTGCGTTCAGCGGACAACTGGTAAGGGTTCATCATCGGAGGTTAGGTTTGAGTATGCGAAGTTAGGTGTTCGTTGGATGGCTTGGTCCTCCCAGCGTTTGCCGTTGAGATAGGTGGAAGGATGCGGAACGAATTGTGCAGGGGTTTCGGAGTACAGTCTTGCAATGTTGCTGACCGCCAGTTCTTGCTCGGTCTTGCTTAGACGTAGGAAGGAACGCTTGGCTCTTGCCTTGTCGGTCTTTCTTGGGAATGCTTTCCAAAAGCCCTCGAACTGCTCACTCACATTTTCTCTTCTCTCCTCTTCTCTTCTCTCCTCTTCTCTATTGAACACAGGTTCAACCTCAGTTGAAGGTAGGTTCAACATAGGTTCAACGTGAGTTGGAGTTTCTTCAACCTTGGTGAGCCTTCGTTCAGCACTCCTTTTGCCTGCTTCGGACATCTTTGTACGGTGCAAATTGGCCTCTTCCCATTGAATATCAAGGAATTTGATAAAGATGTGCTGACCATTGGTTTCAACGAGTTTAGTTGTGAGTAGTCGCTCCAAGTGTCCATCCCCCTCCAAGTGAGCATGGTCGTGAGTCATCTCACATTCTGCGTTCCAATACACGCAGCAAAGGCGTAGGAATGCGACCTGAACTTCGGCAGGTTGCCGTGATATTCTGCCCATCATCCAATCGGCTGGGGAGAATTTGAACCAAGATATTTGCTTCATAGCGGTAAAAAAAAACCCCGACTGGTCGCAGCAGCCGGGGCGGGGGTTAGTTGAGGAACCCTTTTATCTGACATCTACTTGGCTGCGACTTCAAGCGGATGCGTTTAATTGTAAATGTAGTACGCCTGCAAATTTACACTAAAAAGGCAGGTCCGAACCTTGTTTTTGTGAATTTTCTTGTTCCTGCATTGGCTCCATCTTGCCGGACAGGAACTTCTTGCCGCTGGCCGATTCTTTGAGCCAGCAGGAGAGTTTCATCTTTGTGCCATCGGGCAGGACCGCATCGCCTCGGTAATCGGGACGCTTAGGGTTGTCGCCCTTATCATTGACGAACAGGGTGAAGGTGTTGGGTTGGGGGGTGTAACTCATGATTCTTGGTTTTGGGTTTTGGTTTTAATTGAGTAAGTGCAAAGGGTTTTCTCTACGACCTCTCCAGAGGCCCGTAAATCCCTTATGATTCGGTAGGTGGCCCCTTTGCTTGTCCCAAGAATATCTTGCAACTGAGAGGCTCTGAGAGGCTTCTGCGACAATAACCGCAAAGCCTTGATGGTGTTGATGACTTGCTTCATCGGAAAGATACGGCTATGGACGCTTTTGTGGCCTTGGCGGTGCAGACTGGAACCTGCTCGCCCGTTGATTCGTCAAAGATAGCGGTCTTCCCGGCTTGGCGAAAGGCTATCTTGAGCAGTTCCTCCCTCGCTTTCATTTGTGCTTTGAGGTCGGCATACACTTCGTCTTCCTCGTAGTTCGGGGTCAGGCTCCCTTCCTTGAGGGTAATCTCTGCACCAAAGGCTCGGAAGATCTTGCCGTGCTTGCTGGCTTCGTCGGCTACGGTCTGCTCGGTGGCCTTGATGGTGGCTTCAAGAGCCTTGACGATGGCCTTTAACTTGATGTGGGCCTCCACCGGGTTGACCTCGCCATCATTAATTCGGTCGGTCAGTTGCTGGGCGATTTGGGCTATCTCTGCCTTGCAGATGTCAGCCTTTGGTATTGTGATGAGAGTTGGGTGAATCATGGCTTCGATTTAAAAGCGTCAAAGATTTGGTTGCAATACTGCCCGTAAGGGATGCCGATGGCATTGGACAGGTCGATGCACTCACCTAAGGTCAGTTGGATGCAAAGGGTTTTCTCGGTCAAGGCTTTTACCAAGTCAAGGCCAATGGTCGGGTACTGCTCTTTGAACTCAAGGAGTTTCTTGTACTCCGCTGCGTTCATTTGTTCAAGTAGGTTCATGATTTTGCAAGTTGGTTTTGGATGAATTGGATGCCTTTCTCGAAGCGTGCAGGGGTCATGTGGTCGATGTCCTTCATAAACTTCGCCTGCTGCTCCTTTGGGAGTTTGTCAAGCAAGGCAAGGAAGTCAGCCTTGAGCGTTGCGGTGGTCAGTTCATCGTAGGAGGGAACCAGTCCGAGTTTGTCGTTCAAATCCCCAAGGTTCTGCTGGGCGATAGCCATCTGCACCTCGTTGGAGGAAGCGATGCTTGTTTCGATTCCAATGCCGATGCAGGCTAAAGCACGGCCCCAAGCAGATGTTTCGCAGTTCTCGACGTAACTTGTTTTGTTAATCATACTGGAAGTCCTGTCCTCGGAGGCGTGGCCCGTAGCACGGATGCGGCCTTCGTTGTCCCGGATGACTGCACGAACGCAGCAGCGGTCGGGTTGCAGGTCAATGAGTTCGGATTCCAACGACCAGCCAGCGTAGGCCGATTCGTTGCGAAAGTACAGGAGGCGTTGATTGACTTCAACGTAGTCCTTGCCTTTAATGTTGGTGGTTTTGAATTTGTGCATGGTTTTGAGGTTTAGTTGGTGATAAGTGCGAAGATGAATCTCCCGAAGAAGGCGATGCCGAGGCAGGCAGTCAGCAGGATGTAGCCCGTTACGAGGGATGCTTTGAGTTTGGCTTTGGTTTCGTGGTTCATGGTTTTGAGGTTTGAGGTTTAAAGAATGTGCGTTGGCGAGTCGCACCCCTCGGTTGGGTTAGGCCCCGACATTTATTTTATTTTCGTGCCTAGTTTAAATGAAAAAAAACTATCTGCAATGCTGCTACCATTCATTGTACACTCTACAATTAAACAGGGAGTCCCATTTTTGTAAGTGTCAGGGGTCAACTTAACTACTTTAAAAGCGTGTCCTTCTTTTTTGAAAGTATCCCCGATTTTTAATTCTGCTGCTGTCATGGTTTTGAGGTTTAGTGGTTGGTTTGTAAATCAAAGGTAAAACAACTTTACCCTATTTGTGCCACCTCGTAGCAAAAAAATTATTCATCCCCCGTTTTATTGCGATTTGGGGCTATTTCCATACATTTGTACAAACCTAACCCATGCCCGAATACCACTCCCTCCGACCTGCCAAGGCCCTCACGAACGCCTTGGAACGGCTGATGATAGCCATTGACAACGCTGACCTTGAAGGCAACCACGCCCTGCTCTTGGAATATCGCAAGTCCTGTGAGTTACTGGGCTACGACCCGGCCATGGCTCAATGGGCAGGGACCAAGGAGGTCCACATCGCAAGCCAGCAGAAACTCGCAGACGAAGTGCAGGTCAGTTATTTTCACGCCCTAAACCCCGAAGAATGAGAACCATCACCCACCTCGTCGTCCATTGTACGGCAACGCCCAAGCATACGACCATCGCCTCCATCCGCAAACATTGGAAGGAGGCCCTTGGATGGAAGTCGGTCGGCTACCATCGGATCATTGATTCGACTGGGAATGTAACGGTCTTGGCTCCTGACTCGGCTATTACCAACGGAGTGCAGGGGCATAACGCTACGAGCCTCCACGTGAGTTATATCGGAGGCAAGGACAAAGATGACCGAACTATCGGGCAGCGTCAAGCGATAGCCGTGGTGCTTTTAGATTGGCTTAAGAAGTACCCTACCGCTCGGATATGCGGACACAGGGACTTTCCGGGCGTTACGAAAGCCTGTCCCCAGTTTAATGCTGAAAAGGAATACGGCTACCTGTACCTAACTGCCAGCGGTGTAGAACCTGTCGCAGGGGGCGAAGGAAGCATATAAGTCAGTACAACCTATCCGCAGGAGTGAAGGTGGCGTGGACTTGAAGTTCGGGACCCTTGTTGTCTTTGCTGGTATTCCGTGAGGTTTCCAGTTTCAACCAATAGCCTCCCAAAGGCTTCGGGCCTCTTCCTCGCTCAGTATGAAAGCCCATGTAGCCTCCGTCCCATTCTTCCTTGTAAGTAGCCGTACGAAGTTGGTGAATAGGTTTTTGAATGAGGGTTTTGGTTGAGCGGTCATAGCGGTGAACCATGTTTTGGTGGTAGTATAATTCGTGGACGTGGCCCATCCAAGTCAAGTCGTAGCCTTCGGTCCCGGCAAGGAGCCTCTGATCGTGAATTACTCCGCGGCTGACCGCGCCTCCCCCACTATGCCCATGAAAATAATGCACTACGAAGTTTACGCCACGGATTGTATCGTGCAGCACTCGGATGTCAATGGTTCCACCATATCCGCCAACTTGAACCGCTGACCCTGTGGCGTAGTTGAGGGTGCTTGCGAAGCGTTGCAGGAGGTCTGTTTCCCCGTGTTTAATGATAGCGGTTTCGTGGTTGCCGTATCCTATCAGCAGAATGTTTTTGGCGTAGGGAGCAAACCATTCCACCGAGGTGTCCACGATAGCGTCAAAGTATCGGTCGGTGTTGTGTTCGGGACGAATCAGGGACTTGTCCGCACGACGGTCATATTTACCGCCCATGCAGCAGTAGGTGTCGCCATTGAGTATGATGGCAGCATTCCGCTTGACGGCTTCGTCCAAGTGGTTTTTAAGCAAGCCTCTATCGCAATGGGGGTTGTCCCAATGCAGGTCGCTGACAAGTAAGAACTCCTGCCCTGATTGGCAGGTTACTTCGTGAATGTTTCGGGTGTGCTTGGTGGCTGGTAGGATCATGAGAGGCTTTTAAGTTTGGCATTCTCGGCTTGGAGTAGATGGATGGTATGTTCCATTTCCTCAAGTCGTTGACGCAAACTTACGACCTCATTGCGAAGTTGTGTTAATTCCTTGTTTTGTGACTCGCTGGTAGCCTGCCACATAGCGAGAACCGCTTGGGCTTGTCTGACTTGCAGGGAGTCCGATTCGACACGGCCCTTGGTGAACCAAGCGACCGCTCCACCGACGATAGCTGCAACGCTCCCGACGATGGTGGTTTCGATTAGGTTCATTACTTGTTCGGCTCGCCCTTTGTTTTATCCAAGGCCATCCAACCAACTGACAACAAGGTCAATACGGAACCGATGATTTCGGTGAGAGTGGCTGCATCAAGGATGCCTTTGGCGACGAGTGTTCCACCGATGAAGGTGAGAAGGTGGCGAAGTAAAGCGATGACTGCTGATTTCATAAAAGGGAGTTTTGGGGTTTCGGGGTTGCGTTTGCGAAAGATTCTCATAGTGATTTGTGTTGGTGGTAGTCCTCGGTGTATTGTTCCTCCCAACCTGCAAAGGCGTGGACTCCGCAGGGTTCGGGCCAAGTTTCGTACTGGGTAGCCTCTTCGGGTGCGTCGCCCTCCCAAAGGATGTCGTAGCACACAAGGCCATCCAAGACCCCAAGGGAAACCGCAGCGGTCGTGCCTGTGCATAGAGCCAGCACCTTGTCAGCGTCGGCCTGCTTGGGGAATGCGTACTTGCGGAAGGTAGCCATTAGAGGGTCGTAAGGGCAGCGAGTTCGGCGTTGGTTAGGCGGGTAGTGTAGAGAGCAGCAGCACGGATGCGGT